TCACTGGGGCTGGTCCGGCTTGGCGGGGGCGATGGTCATGACAGGCGGGCGGTCGTCGGTGGGAACGCCCTTGTAATCCGGTGGATCTTGCGGCGGCTTGTTCTGATGGCCTGGATCGCCGACGCAGGCGGACAGCAGGAACGAGAAGGCGAGCAGGACGGCAAGCGGAAAGCTGAAGCGCGGCATAGGCAACCTGGAAAATCCCGGGTGCGGGAATTTGAAAAACGTGCGGATTCGAGAACGGGCAAACGGCACGCACGGCACAGAGAAGCGCACGAACAAAACGTACGGACACAACGAACGAAAACCCGCGGGAACGAAAACCAGCAGACATGCGAAGGTAACAGAAACGACAAAGGGGTTACGAGAGAAACCCGTAACCCCTTGCGTGTATCGTGGTCGGAGCGAAAGGATTCGAACCTTCGACCCTCTGATCCCAAATAGGATGTTCTTCTAAAACAGTGGGCAACAATGGAAAACAATACCCAACACTAACTCGCCCGAACCCCTTGTCCTGCTTGCTTCTCCGCGATTTACTTAGCACAATAGGAAACATGAGGTAACAGTGCCAACCGGCCAAATCTGTTACCTGTATGTTACCTGAGGCGCCATCGTGCAGAAAGCCGAATCGAATCGCATGAAGCTGGACGACAAGAAAGTCGACCATTGCATCCTCCCCGCCACCGGGCAGACGGAGATTTTAGATACGCTGATGCCTGGCTTGCGCCTGCGAGTTTCGAGCAAGGGCGCCAAGGCCTGGACGGTCCTGACGCGCGCCCTAGTCGATGGGGAGAAAAAGCTGGTTCGTGCAACGCTCGGCCACTATCCCCATATGAAGGTGGCCGCAGCGCGCGATGCGGCGCGCGACTATCTCCGGGCAATTCAGGAGGGCGCGAATCCTCTGGCGTTGAAGGCCGAGAAGCAAGCCGTGAAAGTTACAGAGAGCGTGAACACTTACGGCGCTGTGCGCGACCAGTTCCTCAAGATCAAGGCCAAAGAATTGAAGGCCAAGACATTCGACGAATACGACCGCGTGCTGCGCGGCACCGACTTCGCGCCCTGGGAACACCGCCCGCTTGCCTCCATCACCCGCGCCAACGTTCGTTCGTTGCTGGCAGACATTGAAAAGCGTGTCTCTGCCATCACTGCCAACAAAGCCTTCGTCTATTTTCGCGTAATGCTCAATTGGGCGGTGCAGGAGGACATCCTGTCGGCCGCGCCGACCGACAAAATGAAGCCGCCCACCGGCGCGGCGGCGCGCGATCGCGTGCTCCTGGAGGAAGAGCTGCGCGTGCTGTGGGCTGCGCTGCCGGCGGCCGGAGTGTTCGCGCCGTTGTTCAAGCTGCTTGCGCTCACCGGCCAGCGGCGCGAAGAAATCGCCGCGCTGCTGTGGGACGAGGTGCGCGACCTCGATGGCAAGTCCCCTCACCTCGACCTGGCCGCCGACCGCGTGAAAAACGCGAAGCGCCACTTGGTGCCTTTGGCTCCGGCCGCCGCGGCCATTCTGCGCGAGCTGCGCGACGCCGATGACAGAATCGAGGACAGCCGCTACGTATTCACCACGACAGGAAAAACGCCGCTGTCAGGATTCAGCCGCATCAAGCGCACGCTCGATGCCGCGATCGCCGCGCAAGTTGAAAAGGAAGTGATGGAGGCCGGCGACGACAAGGACCGCATCAAGGAACTACGCAAGCTGTTCGCAGCCGGCTGGCGGCTGCATGACCTTCGTCGCACGCTTGTTACCGGGCTGAACGACCGCGAGGTGCTACCGCACGTAGTGGAAGCCATCGTCAACCACGTCTCCGGCGCGGCAAAGGCCGGCGTAGCAGGCACGTACAACCACGCGCTCTATATGAATGAGCGGCGTGTGGCGCTCGAGTCGTGGGCACGGCACATTGAATCGATTGGTACGCCGCCGGTCGGCGCAACAGTCTTGCCGCTCACGGCGCGCTCCGCTTGATGTTGCATTTTGCGTAACAGACAAGACCGATAGGCATCCATATAATACGAAGCATGACAACGCCGGCTCTCGTCGAGTGAGCGGGCTGGGGTCCCCCGAACCAAATACCATCATCGCCCTAAGCCGGCGTGACTAATACGGATAAGGGCCTCACCCGTGCCTCCGATACCTCCACAACTTTTGTGGGGGCGTCGGAGCGCGCCAACCTAGTGTTCGCCTCCCCGCCCTCCTACGGCAGGAGCCGACCATGAACGCAACAAATCCCGATCGCCTTGTGCGCATCACGCAGCTTCCCGACTTTGGCATTCCCTACTCGCGCGTGCACCTGGCACGCATGGCGAAGGCGGGCAAGTTCCCCGCTCCGATCAAGCTGTCCCATAAGTGCATCGCCTGGCGCGCGAGTGTGATCGAAGCATGGATCGCAGAACGCGAAGCCGAAAGCGCCCGTGCTTTGGAGGTCGCGTAATGCTCCACTATAAGAACCCGCCGGAATATGCCGAGTGCATCGGCCGAATCATGAATGCGGCCGACCGGCGCGGCATGGTCGCGCGATCGAAAGAGCAAGCCGACAAGCTCGGGGCTAATGGCCTCACGTTCCATTTCGGCGATCCGGCGCTGGTTGCTGACGAGTCGTTGTTGGAGAGCCTCTATAACGCCGCGTACACCGTGTGCTCCGTCGATCCCTGCAATTCAGTAGGTGTCCAGGTGGCGGCTTCGATCGAAGCAACGCACCGCCCCAACTATCTGTTCGTGCTCACGAAACCCGAACACCACGGGATATGGGCGCGCCGGATTCTCACCCTCACCGGTCGCCCAGGTATGCACCTGGTATCGACGCATATGAATAAGGCCGCCGCGCAGGATCTGAGTGTGACGCTCGCGCTCTGCACGCGTAAGGCAGAGGGGGTCCACTGATGAACGCCCACGAACAGGAAGTGCTCGACGCCGTTCTGGCCTACATCGACGAGGGCTTTTATCCATTGCCGGTGCATTCGTATGTTGGCGACGGTCGCGAGAGCGACGGCAAAAAGCCGGCTGTGCGTGGATGGCAACTGAGCGCCGCTCCGACCACGCCACCGGACGCAACGGAGGCCGTCGCTCGTTTTGGCCCTGGCGGCAGTCACGTAGGGTTCAACGTCGGCCTCGCTACGGGCTGGCGCTGGGACCACGCCACGGGAACGGCTCGGCGTTGGACCGCTGTCGATCTGGACAAGAACGACGGTAAAGACGGCGTGGCGGAAATGAAGCGCCTTGCTGCTGACAACGGGCTGGCAATGAAGGACTTCAATACGCGGGCGGCTAAGACAGCTTCCGGCGGCATGCACTTGCTGTACGAACCCGAAGGCGCGTTGAAGAACGACGCCGGCGGCGTGCAGGGCTATCCGGGAATCGATGTGCGCAGTGAAGGCGGCATGATCGTGGTGGCGCCTTCGGTGGTTGCGGGCAAGTCCTACGAATGGTACGCCGAGACGCCACTCGTGCCGATGGGCGCGCTCGAAGCGCTGTTCCCGCGCCGCGGTTCGTCACGAGGTCGCGCGATCGACCGTACGCCCAGCAAAGCCGATCCGGTGCGCGCGGAGAAGCTCGCCGTTGACGTCGCAAAGGGATGGGCGCGAGGCGTGGAGGGAAGTCGTAACAACGAAGCCTATCGCCTCGCCGCGCGCCTGGTCGAGATTGGTTGCCCGAAGGATGCTATCGAGCCCATGATCGCAGAACACTGGCGCTGCGATCCTCCGCTCGATGACGACGAGTTGCACACCACCGTGCAGTCAGCCTACAAGACCAGCCAGACCGCGCCGGGGAGTGGCGCCGTTGACGTGGTGTTTGCCGGCCTCGCCGCACCTGAAGGCGCGGACACCGGGACGCATCCGCTGGACAAGCTCAATGGTGCATATGCTTTCGTCCAGGCAGGCGGACACATCCTGCACGAGACGACCGACGCACGCGGGCGCTTCACGCTTCACCACTTGTCGCTGTCGGCATTCCATCTGTGGTTCAAAAACAAGCCAATTCAGATGGGCAAGAAGTCTGCGCCATTGTCCGAAGCATGGCTTGAATGGGCGCACCGGCGAGAATTCGACAGTATCGTTTTCGCACCGGGGCGCGCCGTCGACCCACGTTTCTACAATCTGTGGCGCGGCTTCTCCGTCGAGCCGGCGGCCACCGCCGACCATCCGATGGTGAAACGGTTCCTCGAGCATGCGTTGCAGAACGTATGCGGCGGCGACAAGAAACTGTTCAAGTGGCTGATCGGCTACTTCGCGCACATGGTGCAAAGGCCATGGGAAAAGCCACTAGTGGCCCTGGTATTCAAAGGCGCGAAGGGAACGGGTAAGAACGCGCTTATAGAACGCCTGGCATATCTGCTTGGCAACCACGCCTTCATCGCCGACGACCGTCGTTATCTGCTTGGAAACTTCAACGGCCACTTCGAAAACTGTTTGCTGTTCGTGCTCGATGAGGCCACGTGGGCCGGCGACAAACAGGGCGAGGGCCGGCTCAAAGGTTTGATCACGGGTAAGTCGCACACCATCGAACACAAGGGCGAGCAACCCTATGTGGTGGACAACCTCACGCGCGTTGTAATCATCGGCAACGAGAAGTGGCTTGTCCCCGCCACCGAAGACGAGCGCCGCTATGCAGTGTTCGAAGTGGGCAACGGTCGGCGTCAGGATCGTCCGTACTTCCAAGAAATGCGCGAAGGGCTCGACGAGCGCGGCGGCGCGGCGCATCTGTTGCGCTACTTGATGGACTACGACTTGAGCGGCATCGATGTGAACGCCGCACCGGACACCATCGGTCTGGCGAACCAGAAGGCCGCGACGCTGGTTGGGCCCGCGCTCTTCGTCCACGAATGCGCCAGTATCGCCAACGCGGCCGGCGAAGCTTGGACGTATGAGGGCATGTGGCTTGAAAAAAATGCTCTATTCGAAGCTTATGTGCGTGAAGCCAAGGCGAACCGAAACAAGTATCCGCCAAAGAGCAAGACCGCTTTCTGGTTCGACGTGTACGAACTGTTCCCCGAGCTGGCAACAGAAAAGCACCGGAACAGGCGGCCAGCGGGCTGCGGTCGGCAGGTGGATCTGCCACCGCTGCGCGAGGCACGCAGGAGGCTCGTGGATAAGCTGGGCGTTCCTGACGTATGGACCGAAGAACCGGACGAAATCATCGCCAGCACATCATCGCGCCAAACTGCCGGCATGTTTCAATAGCCCACCAGCACGCCACTTAAGCCACCTTTCGAGGTGGCTTTTTTATGGACGCTCAATCCGACCTAATCTGGGTCGGATTGATAGGCGGATCGCGCAAATCCTTACTGGGTAAGGGCAATCCGACTGATCCGCCTAAACCGCCCATTTTCGCCCCGGTCGGCTGTGGAAATTGCGCGCGTCACACTGTGGTGTTTGCACCTTGTTGCTCTATCTATCTCTTATTTAAGTTGGATTAGTCGGATCAGTCGGATTGGCCTTATGGGGTAAGGCTTTCAACGATCCGGGTTGTACGGTCCAATCCGACCTATGTCGGATTGATGATGCAAAGTCACCGCGTGGCTGCGCTGGTGGCTGCGTTAAACGCGATGAACGATGCACCGTCCTATCCTAGAGCGCGAACTCGCAACAGGGTTGACGCGCCACGCGTGGTCGATGCACGCACGGACATGCATCGCGCGTCGCTGCGCCCGGCTTCGCGTTGTGCGCCGCAACCGTAGCATCTGATTCATGATCCGGTGCTCAACGTGTGCTCGTCGATACCTTCGCCTTGTCGCATAAGGCTGAGTCGACGCTTCGTCACCTGCGGCGCGTTCAACTGATGGAGACAGGTAACGTACAGGTAACAACGCATCCGCGCGCCCTCCTTTCCGACCCTCCGCTGCACGACGCGCCGGCCGCGCGCCAGGCATGATCGCGCCGGCCAGGATCGACCATCCGCGCCTCGTTTTCAGAATCGACCGGGCGGGGGCCGGATTTCGATCGCGCAGTTGGGCTCGCGGCTCCTCGCCCCCGAGATAGCCAAAAAATTTTGGTTTCAAAAAATTGGGCGGTCCATATTTTTGTTGTGTTTTCCTCCCCTTGGCCTCATGATGGAGTCATGCGCAAGTCATTGATTTTACTAAACTAATCTCTATTTCACTCTCATATTTCGACAGTGACGAGCGGTTATCTACAGTGAAGTCATGAGGACTGCGAATGTCTACCTCCGAGGTAATCAAGGCCGTCGTGTTCGGCTCGCCGGTCGAACGTCTCGAGCGCGCCGAAGCCAAATGGCTGGCGGAACGCTCACGCGCGCAAGCCATCCTTTCCGCTGCTGAACAAGCCCGCGCCGACGCAATCGCGGACGACGACGAGTCGTTCAACGCGGCTCGCCTTGCTGCTCTCTCGCAGAAGGTGGCCGCTGCTCGCGAAGCGCTCGCCGGTGTCGACCTGGCGCTGGCCGAAATTGCCGGCCGCAAGGAGCGGCTCGAAGCCAACGAACAGAAGAAAGCCCGCGACCTTCGCAGCGAAGAGATCAACTCCCGCGAGGCCGCGCACCTGGCGAAGGTCAAGAAGCTGCACCTGTCGCTTGTCCAGTTCGCAAAGGACTACCGGGACGTGCTCGAAAGCAACGAACAGCGCTTCAATTCGTTGCTCACGGTGCCCGACCCGCACGCCGCGATGATCTATACGGCGTCGATCGAAACGGCGGTGCGCCAGGAACTGGTGCGGCATCGTTTGCCCTGGGCGTTCTCCTGGCCGTGGGGCGAGCATGAACTACCCGACTTCCTGGCGAAGTTCGAACCCGTGCCGGCCCTCGTCAAGCGCTGGACCGATTCCGGCGAGGTGGCGTGACATGGCAGCCATCGAATCTGACTACGGGCACTACTTCAACAACTCTTCGCAAAACTACCTGCACGACTTTCTTCGGCGTAGGCACGGCCTGATCTCTGGCACGGTGCCGAAGCATTGGGACCACGAGACTAACAAGCTCGACGGGGTCGATGACTTCTACGTCACGCAGCGGCACGTCGACGGCGGCCGGCTTCTGTTCGAAATCCACGCCGTGAACGACAAGGAGGCGTGACATGGACCAATCTCAAGACATTCCACTGTTTGTGGACGTCGACCCGGGCGAAACATTCACTCCGGCCGCTGCCCCTGCCGGCGCGGCGTCGGACGTGAATGCGCAGATGGCGGCCGACATGGTGAAGCATGGCGCATGGTCGCAGGATCAAGCCGATCACTTCCTTGCCGGATTGGCGGCCAATCCCGATGGTGTGGACGCTCCCGCACCCGTCGCCGCGGCGCCAGCAAAGCAGCCGCCGCCCGAAGGCGTCGACCCGTTGACGTTCGATGCGTTCGCACCGCCGAGGAGCGCAACGGAGTATCGATTCGCGCCGCCGCCTGCCGGCGTCGAAGCGGCACCCGAACAGGCGGCCGAGATTACGCAGCTTTTCTTTTCCGAGGGTGTGCCTGCTCCGATCGCGCAGCAAGTAGCGAAGCTGTATGACCAGGCCGCGGCTTCGCCACAGTCAGACGTCCAGGTGCAGACCATGACCCTGAAGACGATGGATCAGCTTGGGCGCGTGTACGGCGCCGACACAGAGCGCATGGTCGCTCTCGCTCGCGGTGAAGTGGAGCGCATGGCGGTGAAGCAACCCGGCATCGTCCAGATGCTGGAGCAAAGCGGCCTGGGCTCTAACTTCTATGTCGTGCAGTCGATCATCAACTTGGCGCGCGCCCGGGGCCGCGCATGAAATCGCTCACCCTCCGCCGACGCAAATTCGTGGCTGCGCATGCAGCGGGTATGACGCTCACTGACGCGGCGGTGCTCGCAGGCTATTCAACGAGCATCGCTTCCAAGTATGGCTCGCTGCTGATGAAGGATCCCGACGTAGCGGCAGCATATGACGCGGAGCGCGCCCGCTTGGCAGCCGATAGTGACGTGGTCAAGCGCTACTCCCTTGCCCGCGTGATGGAGGATATCGATGCGGGTATCGAGGTCGCCCGGGCATCCAACGATGCCGCCACGATGGCGGAGCTTGTGCGCACGCGCCTGGAACTGCTGGGGATGGTTTCGCAATGAGGCGGGACGACCCTATCACCCCGAAGGAACAGCAATTCGTTCAGGCGTTCATCCGCCTGGGTGGCCGCAACGCGACGGAAGCCGCATTGCAAGCGGGTTACTCGCCTACCGGCAATCGCGCCAGCGCACGCGAACTGGGTTCACGGCTGCTGCGTCGACCCCGCGTCATGCAGGCGATCAAGGAAGCGACCGAACGCAATCTGCGCGCAGGCGTGGTGATCGGCGCATCCGTGCTCGAGGATCTAGCCAAGGGCGCCACCAGCGAATCGGTGAGGCTCCAAGCCGCGCTCGCCCTGCTCGACCGTGGCGGCATGCAGCTCGCAAACCGTACCGAACATCATCACGTGATCGAGGATCAGCGCAGCGACGCGGAATTGCGCGCGCACATCCTCGAGCTGTCCCGGTCCCTTGGCCTAGTGCCTGTGCTGCCGGCCGACATCGTTCAGCCGATCGCACTTGCCAACTCGCGCGGCGATGTCGAGGACGTGCAATCGATCGAATCACCCGTGGCCGATGGCAGGAGCATCTATGACTGACCATCGCCGCATTACCAGTTTTTCGCAAACTCGTGAGGCCCCCTTGTGGATAAGCCCCGTTCAATTGAACAGGACTATCCATGACCGCTTCATCCACGCAGAACAAAACGCTCTCTGAGATCGCGTCGGGTCTTGAAGAGCTGCGCCGCCGGGAGAGCGAGAACCGGCTCGCCTATTACAAGCCGTATCCGAAGCAGTTGGAGTTTCACGCCCTCGGCGCGACGCATCGCGAACGCATGTTCATGGCCGGCAACCAGCTCGGTAAGACATGGTCAGGCGGCAATGAACTCGCAATGCACCTCACCGGCCAATATCCCGACTGGTTCCCTGGTCGACGCTTCAATGGTCCGATTCGCGCATGGGCTGCCGGTGTCACAGGCGAGTCGACACGCGACAACCCACAGCGGATCCTGCTGGGCACTCTCGGCATGCTGGGAACCGGCGCTATCCCCAAGGCTGCAATCGCGGAAGTGCGCAACGGTCGCGGCTTGCCGGATGCGGTCGATAACGTGCTGGTTCGGCACGTGAGCGGCGGCGTGTCGCAGATCGCGTTCAAGTCCTATGAGCGCGGCCGGGAGAAGTGGCAGGGTGAAACGCTCGACGTGATTTGGCTGGACGAAGAGCCGCCGATCGACATCTATTCGGAAGCGCTCGCGCGGATCGCGGCGAAGAGCGGAATGGTGTACCTGACGGCAACCCCGCTACTTGGCGTATCGGCTGTCGTGCACCGCTTCATGAACGAGACGACTAGCGATCGCACCTATCTGCAGATGACGATCGCGGATGCAGGCCACATTGCGGCGGCCGATCGGCAGCGCATCATCGACGGCTATCCCGCGCATGAGCGCGAGGCGCGTATCAACGGCGTGCCGATGCTGGGCTCCGGCCGCATCTTCCCCGTGGCCGAAGAGAAGATCCTTGCCGAACCATTCCCGATCCCGAAGCACTGGCCGCGCATCGCCGGGATGGACTTCGGTTGGGATCACCCGACCGCGGCGGCGTGGCTTGCCTGGGATCGCGATACCGATACGGTTTTTGTGTACGACGGCTACCGCGTGAGCGAAGAGACGGCGATCACGCACGCCGCCGCCATCAAGTCGAAGGGCGATTGGATCCCGGTTGCGTGGCCGCACGATGGCTTGGCCGCCGAGAAGGGCAGCGGCGAGACGCTTGCCAGCCTATACAAGGCGCAAGGCTTGAACATGCTGCCGAAGCAGGCGCAGTTCGAGGACGGTGGCAACAGCGTCGAAGCGGGCGTGATGGACATGCTGAACCGCATGCAGACCGGCCGCCTGAAAGTGTTCTCTCATTTGAGCGCCTGGTTCGAAGAGTTCCGCATGTACCACCGCAAGGACGGGCGGATCGTGAAGGAGCGCGACGACTTACTGTCGGCCACGCGCTACGGGCTGATGATGCTCCGCGCCGCCCGCACCCTGCCGGACTATTCGCAGAGCCGCACGCGCATGGCGAGCGACATGGACGATCCCGTGCTCGAGCGGAGCAACGATGGTCCGCAACACCGCGGCGACGGCGCCCCGCGCGTGGTCTGGGGTAACGGCCGCCCCGCGCACCTCGACCGCAATGCACGCCAGCAAACCGGCCGCGCCACTGGGCGTGACTACGACATATTCGGGAGCAACTGACATGCGCGCAGATTCACTGGGCTATGCCCTTCTATCGAACGCCAGCGCCACCGGCGCGGGTGTCCCCATCCGCGGTGGCGAGTACATGTTCCTCGCGGATGGGACGCCGGGAGGCGCCACGATCAGTTTGCAGATCCAAACGCCTGACGGCACCTGGGCGACGGTCGGTGCATTGGCGGGTAACGCCATTGTGCAGTCCACGGTTCTCCCCTACGCCGTCTCACCTGTCGTGCTGCCAGCTTGCACCGTGCGCGCCGCCATCGCGGGCGGGCCGCCCTCTGGCATCAACGCAACGTTGCAAGGCATCGGCTAGAGCTTCACGCAGTAGCAACACAACCCCCAACCAACCAGGAGCCCCAATGGATAAGCCCCGCATGTCACGAAGGACCTACCATGACCGTCTCGTCTCAAATAACGCGGGCAGATTACCAAGGTAACAACGTCACGACGCAGTTCACCGTGCCGTTCTACTTCCTCGATCCGACGCACCTCAAGGTGCTGCGAACAGACAACAGCGTATCGCCGCCCTCTGTCACCACGCTGGTGTTGAATTCGGATTATTCCGTGGCGGGCGCGGGCGAACAAGGTGGGGGCACGGTTACAGCTACTGTTGCGCCTACGGGAACCCAGGTCATCACGATCCTGCGCAGCGTTCCGTTCACGCAGCTTATCCATTACGTCCCCAACAGTCCTTTTCCGGCCGCCTCGCACGAGCAGGCGTTGGACCAGTTGACGATGGAAGTGCAGGAGACGGAAGAACAGATCAGCCGCACCATCGCGATCCCGATCAACGAGGTCGGGCAGAACGTGGTGCTGCCGCCGGCCAGCGTGCGCGCGGGCCACGCGTTTGTGTTCGACAGCCTGGGCGGTCCTGGTATCAGCACCACCCCATTCATCGATTCCGCGACGGTTCTGGCCGAAGCACACAACGACGCCGCTGCGCAGATCAGCGCGGCGACGCCGGGCATTGAATCCGCGGCGGTGGGCATCGCCAACGCGAATGCCGCCAGTATGATAGCCGGCATTCAGACGCCGACGTTTCAGTCGTTTGCGCCCACAGTCTTGCTAAACGGCGCGGACTTCACCGCGGGTACCTCTACGTCCGTCACGATCCCGGCCCCCACGTCCGGCAGGGTTATAGCTGGCGTGTTCATGGATGGCGTGTACCAGGGGCGCACGCAGTACACGCTCGATTCCACGGGCACGATCCTGACGTTCTCGGCGGCCATTCCGCTAGGCATCACCGAGATTGACGTGATGTATTTCTCGCCGGGCCTGCTGGGTTCGTTTATCCAAGCCGGCATCGGATCTATCCCCCGCTCTTACCAGGACCGGCAGCAGGACACGATTTCGATATTCGACTTCATGACCGACGCGCAGAAGGCGAACGTGTACCTGCGCTTGGGCACGATCGACGTCACCGCGGCCGTGCGGGCTGCTATCGCGTACGGGGCGTCGAGCCAGAAGAAGGTGCACGCGCCCGCCGGTTATTACTTGATGGACGGCATCGACCCGGTCACGGCTACGTCCCCGGTGTCGTTGGTCGGCGACGGCAAGTACAACACCATCTTCACCACGAACAACATTGCGGGGCAGTTGTTCAGCTTCTCCGGCCCCTACGTTCTTCTCGAGGACTTCGGCCTTCAGGTCAACACCAAGGGCGCGACCACGGCGGCCTTGCTGCACGTGTTCTGCGAGACGGAAAACGTCAACCGGGTGATGTTCAACAACTACGGCCTGGGCGCGCGCCTTGGCGGCAACGTTGGCAGCTACACGGATTGCGACTTCCTCGACGTGGGGTCCACGTCCTCGGTCGGATGGGAGGTGAACGGATATGCGGGCGGGTTGAATCTGTACAACCCTTTCTTCTACGTCCCCACGATTACGCCGACGGCAGGGCTGCACTTCATCGCCTGCGGCGGCGTGCTCATCAGTGGTGCGAACATCATCCGCCAGGGCAACGACATCCTGGTTACTCCGGGTGCCGGGCAGCAAGCCGATTCGATCCAGATTGTAAATTCGTTCATCGACTCCGCTAATTCAGCCGCCATCAACGTGGCTCCGGCTGCTGGCGGCGTGGTGGCGCGTATGTGGTTGACCCAGGTGGAGTGCGATTCCTCCGCGGGGAACGGGATCATCCTGAATGGGACGGCCGGCCAGATCCTGGGTGTCAGCATCATCAACTTGCAGGTTCTCGGGGCCACCAACAACGGTCTAGAGATCGCCGGCGCAGGCGTTCAGGGTGTGGATATCGTCGGCGGCGTGGCCGCAGGGAATGGAGGCTCCGGCATCTCAATATCTAGCGGCGTGCAGGGCGTTCGAATCAGCAACGTCCTGGCGGGCGCAGGCTACGGCTTCGGCCCCAACGACATTGGGATATTCGCCGATGCATCCTGCACGGGGGTCGTTGTGCAGAATTGTGATGTGAATGGGAACACTGCCGCAAACATCGGTGGCAATAACCCGACCATCGATGTCATCAACACCGCAGGCTGGGTAACCGCCAACAGTGGCACGGGCCAGATCCTCGCCGGGCAAACGCTCGCCACTGTTCCGCATGGTCTGTCAGGAATTCCCGGCATTCAGAACATCCAGCTCACTCCCGTATCTTTCTCGGCCGCAAATCCTTTCGCTCTCGATGGCGCAATTGCACCCACCGCTACGGCCTTCAGTGTGGCGTGTGCAACTCCCGCCGCGGCGAACATCCAGTTCGCATGGCGAGCCACCTGTAATGGGCAGATCTAAACCATGCCCTCCAACCTCAAAGGGAACAACCCCATGAAACGAATTCTTGCTGGTGCGCTTCTCGCGCTGCTGACTCTCTCCACATACGCGACGACGTTTGTCCCGCCGGCGCTCATCAACCCTGCCGGATCCACCAGCGGTCAGGCGATCCTGTCAACGGGGCCGACGACGTCCGCGCATTGGGCAACCGTCACACCGGCGGCGATCGGCGGCTTGACTGCGGCGAGCAACCTGTCGGACGTGGCAAGTGCGACGGCGGCGCTCACGAACCTAGGGGGCTTGAGCACGACCACCGCAGCGTCGACCTACGCGACGATCACGAACCTGGCGTTGAAAGCGCCGCTGGCGTCGCCCGTGTTCACTGGCACCGTAGGCGCCGCGGCGGTTACCGCGACTGGCCTTATCACGCCATCGTCGACGATCGGCATCAAGGCAACGGCGACGAACGATAGCGCCCAGGCGGGGAGCATCGGCGAGGCACCTACGCCCACGAACCTGACGAACGTGCCGCTAACGGTGTTCGTTACCGCAAACGCCGCAAGCGTGTCGCTCGCGCCTGGCAACTGGATCGTGTCATGCGATTCGCTTTTCACCCCCACCGGTACGACTGCTATCGAGTCTGTCACCGTTGGGGTGAGCACCACGTCCGCAACGATCGGGGCGCTGGGGACGTACGTGACAACGCCGGGCAATCCGTCACCAGGCTCAGGCGCACCGGTGGCGACCACGCCGTCTGTGAATCTCAAGCTGGCTTCGACGACCACGGTCTATTGCGTTGCCAGTTCGAATTTCAACACGAGCACGTTGACGGCCAGCGGCTTCTTGCGCGCGATCCGCCCACGATAGCCAAGCGCTGGAACGATTAGAGTAGTTCATCTAAAAACCTAAGAGGTCCGCCAGACGGGCCTCTTTTTCTGATTCGTTGAGTCGGCGAAAATGCGTTGAGAAAATCACAACGGAATCCTAAGTATATCGTTTGCGATGTTCATTCACGTCCACTATTCTTCACCTCACGTCACGGCCACTGACGATTAACCGGGGATAAAAATGAAACGTGAATTCGACTTCGACATGAACACAGAAGAGGGTCTGCGGGCTGCCGCGGAGAACTGCCCGCAATGCAACGGAGACGCGGTTGGTGTGTGCTGGGTGCAGATAAGAAGGAAGTGGCGCGTGATGTGCACGGAGTGCGGCCACAAGGCTGAAGCGCTCGACGGCGCGGCGCTGATCGCTGCATGGAGAAACGGGGAAACGAATGGAAGCTGAAACGAAGGTGATGCACCTCCTGCCGAAGGAGGCCGCCGCAAGGATGCGCGTGTCGGTCGGCACGCTGGCTAACTGGCGCACTGCCGGCGAAGGTCCGCGCTACATCAAGTGGGGTCGCAAGGTGCTTTATCCGCTGCCCGAGATCGAAGCGTTCGAACAGAAACACCTCCGATCGAGCACAGCCAGCGGCTAAAGCTTTTGCGCGATGCGTCGTTATTGAGTCGTGGGGGTCTGCTTAAATAACGAGAGAGAAAATGAAAACGATGATTTACGCGGCGTGCGTTTCGCTTGCCGCTTCTTTGGTCGCTTGCACCAGCGTAAGCGAAGTCACCCCAATGGGAAAGGACACCTACATGGTTGGTGCCGAGGCTCGAGGCGGCATGTATTCGCGGACCGAGGTCACACAGATGGCGGTGAAGCGTGCGAATGCTTTCTGCCAGGAGCAAGGGAAGGTTATGTCGCCGAGCCACATCGACAACACCGGAGTGCGCGGATGGACGCCGCAAGAGACGCAGTTTCTGTTCGAATGTCTTGACGCTACCGACCCAGGCTACGGACGTCCGAAAATGAAACGCGACCCCAGCGCTGTGGTCGAGGTGCAGTAGAAGAAAACCCGCCACCTTGGCGGGTCCGCACCTGGCCGGGAAGTAGCGCCGCCGCGAAGGACAAATCGATGATAAGAGCGGCGTGCGGGGCTGCATAGCCACGGCGATGAAACTCTGCGTTTCGATCTGCGTCTCAACGCTATACTGTACATCTATACAGTATTCCTACAGCGCCATGCCACGCAAACCCCTGCCCGATTTCAGCCCGCCAAGTGCGGCCGAGCTGCGCGCGCTGTGGCGCAAGTATCCCAATGATGAGACGGTGCGGCGGGCCTGCCTGGAGGTGGAGCATCTGCGCCGCGTCGTGGACCACATCGAGGGTTATCGTGGGTCGATCGAGCGAGCGTGGAGAGACGAGATTGGCGGCCAGCTCGTCGGGCTGTATGAGCTTAGGCTATTGCTCAGTGCTGAGCGGCGGCGCGCTGGCCTGGGCGACTTGGCAGCGCCAGCAGCGCCCGAAGATGCGAGGAAACGGTTTCCGTAGGCGTGGCGTGCCTTCGGAGCCCCTTGATCAGTATGGTAGCCTGCGGTGGCGGTTGGGTGCAGGCTACCATACTGATCAAGGAGACGGGCCAACAAAAAAGCCACCCAAAGGTGGCTTTTTGTATGACGGGAAAATGTCCACTTAATGAACGAAATTCACCACTGCGGAAACGACCGCCGCGGCGCTCGCGGCAGCCGCGACCACGGAAGGGTAAAACGTAAGTCTGCGCAGGTCCACCCGTCTCTTGTTGTTAGATATAACTTTCCCCGCCAACGGTGCCGAATGAGCACTTGTCGGGTGATGTAATGTCTTGAGGTTCACGGTATGCGATGCTCGCTTACCTAGTTTCTTTTTGCTGTGTTTTTGTGTCATTTCCGCGTTCCACCGTTCGTATCTCTGTGTTCGATTGGTTCGCTGCCACCGCGCGATGGGTGTGCCCATACTCTATAACAAAATGGGCCGAGGCGAACACCGCGGTTACCATTACCGAGAGGAAAATTGTTTGCTTCCCCACAGGGTAGGCTTGAAACCATTGCTTGAAATTCATCGGGTGTTCGCCCAGTGGCGCCGGGCACACAGTCCCCAGCACCACGTAGTACAGGGCGACCATACCTAGGATAACGAGCACCCAGAAGCAAATCTTTAGGCTCGCCGCGCCAGCCATCTCAGGCCAAATCTCATACTCCGCTACGGCAACGATCGCTAAGCATGTGAGGGACAACTGCCCATCTTTCAATGCCTCTGTGATCATTGGCCGGGTCGCTACGGCCGGAATGATATGCGGGAACTTCTGCACCGCTCGGAGTAGTCCAATCGGTACCAAGTACGGGACGATCAGATTGGCAACGACCCACCCAACGATTTCTAAGATGTCCAT